CTATCTTTAATTTATTTTCTATCCACCATTTTTCAGGAAATCCGCACAGATCCACATAAACAATATAGTTAAACTTATTATTTCGCGTTTTCTTAGCTGATATTGTAATAAGAATATCTCCAATGACTCCCTCCCAATTGAGGTTGCCATTGCCCGAAGTTGTTCTTTCTTCGAGTGGTATTCCAATAAAAGTCTGCATGAGAAGATGCAAGACTATTCTAATGATTATTGCCATGATATATTTGTAGGGTAATAATATAGCAATATCTTGTGGGTATATTTTCGCATTGATTTAGCGAATTTGCCCAACGCCGTTATTATTGGAGAACCCATGGATGATAAGTTTGCAGTTGATTTTGATAACCTAACCCAAAAATTACTACCCAAGCGCGCTTATCGTTTGTCAGATGTAGCCGATCGTGTTGAAAAGGTTGGTTTTGATTTGGTTCGTTTCCGAGATAATGAGGATACAGAACAATTATGGCAGGTACAAAAGAATCCTGATGGTGATGAAGTAATTGTTGCTCTTTACAATGATAACGGTGAAGAAATAAAGGCTGAGTCAAGCATCAAGAAGAATTGGGAAGCAATACCTGACAAGAAGGCAGTTCATGTTTTTTACAAAGGTGAGGCATTGCTTTCATTGTCTAGTCAGGATCTTGGGGTTCCTGCCGACGAGTTTAATATTGTTCGCAGATGGTTGCCAAGAAAGCTTGAGACTGACCAAAACTTCCAGAGAATATTACTCAGCAAGGTAGCTAATGATGGTCGAAAGCTAATTGCTCAGAGATTTCCAGAACTCACAAAGGTTGCCAATATTTCAACTGAGACGGTATAACGAGGAATTATGTTGAATTTACAAGAACTTTCATCTTTAATAAAAAAAGCCGCAGATACAATTGAGGCTAATGAAAAATTTCCCGTTGCTATTTTGGCAGCAAAAGCAAGGCGAGAGGCAAGTGCAAGGCCAACAGATACTCATCTAATAAATGCGTCGCAGGTTCTTACTAAAATAGCATCTTCTGACAAAATGTTTATTAGTAAGAGTGAACTTGCTAATATAGTCGAACGTTTTGGAGCAACCCACTCTAAGCTATCTTCGGTTTTTTCTGAGGAACTTGGCAAGCGTGCAGAACCAAAGCCGCAGACGTTCGCTCGAGAAGCTAATGAGGGCATTTCTCTGGACCGTGACTATCAAAGATTTTCGGAGCCGGTTCTAGCTAATGCATTGAGTGGTGCTTTTGATGCCAAGCCTGTTGAGAAGATTTATTCGCCGGCTGATGCACAGAGAGCTCATCGTGCGGCTTATGCTCAATTGCTTAGTATTGGTGTTGCTCCTAAGGAAGTTGTTACATTCGCTGGTCGTAAGGATATAATTATCTGCCAGGCTAATTACGAAACACAAATGGGTCAAGCTAATGTATTGATTCCGGTTGAGTTGATTGAGGGTAGAGCCGTTCTTCCATCAATGTTTTTTAGTCTAAATGGTTTTGAAGATTTGGAAAAGACCGCTTATCTAGACCACATTAAGGCAGTGGTAGGTAAAGGGTTTAGAGTTGATGGTTCTAAGCTTCTTGATGTTCTTGAGCAGGTGAAGCGTGGCAGTTCAACTCTGTGCAATGATGTAGAATTGGCTGCAATAAAGGTAGCCTCAGAGCAAAACTCGCCGGCCATGCTAGATCAAAACGGTATTTATTATACAGAAGTTCTTGATACAAAGGCTGATGTTGAGCTTCCAAAGATGGCCGAGACTAAGGAGAGTAAGTTTGCCGAGACACTAAGCTCTGCAAACGGAATTGCTAACTTCATTCATAGTGATCGTGTTGTAGAAGCAGGCCGGTCCATGCTCAGTAGGAAATTTGCTGAGATTGGTTACAAGAGTGTTCAGATTAAGGTAGCCGAAGTTGAGAAGGATAAGATTTTTTATGCTGTGGCTATTGGAACTGGTACTGGATTTAAGGTTCCGATTGAAGTAACTGGAACAAACGTATTCCCTCCAAAGATTATATTTGCTGATGGCATTGTTACAGCTTTTAGTAAGGAAGCAATAACAGAGGCAGTTAAGGCTGGTATTGGGGGTAACAAACAAGCATTATCGATTGCTAGTAGCTGTTCTGGAATGAAACCAACTGAACTTCTTGATATTGTAAAGAAGGCTGTTCATGATGGTAATTATGCTAGGGCCGAAGATGCAATAAATGTTTTAGGTGAGATCGATCCAAGCGCACAGAAGGTTGCTATTGCGCACATGATGTTGAATATTTCTGAGTCTGGTAAAGATCCTAGTGGTGATATTTCCGAGATGCAGAAATTAGCAAACAAGCCAGTACAAGACACTCCGATGTTTATGAGTTATAAGATTTTCTTTCCGGAAGGAGCTTAATCATGCCAGTTTCAATGGACCTAAGACTTCTAGCCAAAAAGCTGGAAAAAAGCAGTGATGATGTTTTGGTCAATGCTTCCTTAAAAAGCCCTAAGGAATTCGAAAGAGTTTCAATGGCCGTTGCTGCTGCATCTACTTTGCTAGAAGAAGTTGCAAATGACATGGATAATCAAGCTTCTTTTAGTATTACAGAACAACAGCTCGATGAATTGGCCGCTCTCGCAAGTTCGTTTGATGAGAGCAATGATCCACTATTGAGAAAACAAGCTTCTGTTATTGATGAGTTATTACTTAGCATTGCGGCTCCAAAAAATGCCATTGCTGCTGCTAATAAAGCTACTGCCGACGAGATTAAGAGATTGCGTGAACAGCATAGCAAGGGTCGTCGTGAAGAAGCTTATGATGCGCCAAGGGAAGCTCTGCACAAGATGGAAAATGCAGCTGGCCAAGCCAAAGCAGTTGAGCAGCAGGTAAAGCGATTTGTGCCTATGGAAGCTCCTTTGCAAACTCGTTATCCCCCGGATCGTCCTGGTGGGCAGATGACTCGCATTACTGACCATGTTTATCAGGATATAGTTACTGGAATTATCTATGACTATAAAGCCGGATACAAGACTCAGAAGGGCAATGAGGTTCCTGGTGGATCTGTTGAGAATCAAACTCGTGAACTGGGTGATTCTCGTAACCAAGGCACATCTATGTTTGAGAGTCGTCAGTCTTTGATGGGGCGCTATGCCGAGGACAATTCTGATCTAAAAAAAAATTCAGCAATAGATAAAATTGCAATAGCGCTGAAATCTATTCGTGATTTTGCGCCTAAATTATTAAATGCTGCTATTGATAATGCTCGGGATGATGGTCTTTCAACATCTCAGATTGCCGATATTCTTGCTTCAGATATTTCCAGCAAAAGGGGATTAGAAGCCATAGCTCAATATGAAGGAGACGATGAATATCAAGTAAACCCTTTAGCCGATGAACTTGATGACATTTCTGAAGAGGAGAGGGATTATCAAGGGGCTAGGAGATTATTTAAAGCAATTTCAGATTCAGGTTGGAAAAATAGTCCAGCTTTAATTGCTCATCATATCGCAGCGTTATCAGAACACGGTGCATCTCCATTGACAATAGACTTGCTTCAAAGAGAATTTTTATTTGGAGAATCATTAGATGAACCAAATGATGATGGTCCAATAACTGTACGACCACATGCTGAAATAGAAAGCGCACCAACTGTATTCTCACCATTAAGTGCTTCATCAAAACAAAGCTTAATGGCTCTTGCATTGAGTGCGATCCAAGAATTAGCACCGCATCTTCTAAAATCGGCTGTTGCAAAATCAAAAGAATTATTAACTGATCAACAAATAAAATCAGTTTTATCATCTAATTTTGTTAACAAGTTCGATAAACAAGCTGATGAAATAAAGATTGCTGAATCTCTGTTCCCGCATTTAAAAGATTTGGGCTGGAATGATTTAATAGAACAGCACACAAAAGTAATGTCGGCTCTAGGAATCAGCCAAGATAAAATACAAAAACTCTCTGGTAAAAAAACTAATAGAATTAATGTATTATCAAATATTTTAAAATCAGCTGGTGTAAGAGAGATTGAATTTACAGATGAGCTGCCAGATTTAGAATTAGATAAAGAACCAGAGTTTGTTAATGTATTAGATCCAAATGCTGAGGAAGAAGAGGTTCCTACTGAGCTACCAAGAGATACTATTCCATCTCCACCTCCAGCAAATAAACCAACATTACCGCCATGGAATCCAAAGGTAAAAGAGCATGTGTTGACAGAAAGGGATAAAGAAAGGCAAGTTAAACCATTTACAGAAAAGCACAATGATATATTAAAGGGTGTTGTTAGTTCTTTATCTTTACCTTGGGGTGAATATATAAGCAAGCACCCAGAAACAAAACTAAGCTCTGAAAAAGTTAGACAATTAGAAACAGAAATTGGAAATCTTGTTCAGGCAGCTAAGACAGGAAGAGGTAATGATACTCCTGGTTTTGAAAAAATATTTGGAAGCTTTAAGTTCAAGGGCGAAACAATGCCTGTTGCTGTAGATAAACTTCCTAAAGATGTTAAAGATGCCATGAAAGATATGTTTATGGCAAAGGAAACTACTGAATCTGTTGCTAAATATCTTATGAAGCTTATTAGGGCTGGCGCAGATTTTGAGATTATTCCGCTCAAAGAATTGCAAAAGGCTCGTGTAGCAATGCTTGGGCCGCAAAATAAAAGACAAGCTGAAGAATTAAGACAGAAAGTTTTTGGTGGAATTTTAAGAAAAGCAACTAATTATATCCTGGCTGGTAAAAATCTTCCTGCGATGTTTGATTCTCAAGAAGGCGATAACGAAATTACAGCGCTTAAGTTTACAAAAATGCTTGAGGATATTGTGGGTGAAGTAACTACAACTAGAAGGAAGAAGGGGTTGGTTGCTGAGTTGCCAGAGGATAAGATTTCTTTATTTAGTGATCCTCAAGAATATATACAGATGTTTAGGGAAGCTCAAGAAAAGTTTCCAACAATATCTCAAAAATCAATGGCTGATAAACTTCACAATGCAGAAATGAGAAAGCAGCAGAGCCAATATATGGAAGAGAAGGGGTATATTTCTCCGGATGAAAAATTAATTGGTGGTGCTAGTGCTCGTTTCATGTTGCCCTGGCAGTTGGAGGGTGATTATGGTGGAGAGTGGACCGAAGATTTCCAGGGTATGAAGAATCTTTTCGAAAACCCAAAGGAATATGAGCATAAATATATTGAGGCCAAACACAAGTTTCCATATAAGAGACAAGAAGTTCCCAAGGAAGTTTATCAGATTAGGGCTGCAGAACCAGAAAATGTAGCAAATATTCCGAGAGAAATTAAGGATAAGATATTTAATTTGATGAATTCAGGAATAACAAATGATGAGCTTATTGAAACCATGAAACAGGATAATGTTAGTCCAGAAACCGTTACAAAATACAAAGACTTCCTAAAGAACAGTGGTGGCGGAATTCGTGGATTGGTTAGTAGAATGGCTAATGCTAAGAATGGTCCAGTAGATATATCAAAAGTAAAAGCTATGATTAAGAAGAGATGGCCTAATGCTGATGCTTCTGATGATATTATAGATCATTTGTATTCTATTGAGTTGGCTAATGCTAAAGATAAGGAAAAGAAAGATTCTGAAATTGATAGGTGGATGGCTGAGCAGGGTTTCTTCCCGCCCAATCAACCGGCTACAATTGGTGGTAGGTCATTCGCTAAAATCCTAAGTGGAAATGGGTTTTTCAATCCTCTTGGAGCTGATCCGATTAATGCTCGCAAAAAGGAAGACATTAAACATGGGCGAGCGTAAGGAATGAAATGCCAGCTGATTTTACAAAGATTATTGATCATCCCGAGAAGCAAAATATAATCTCGAAGCTTGTTAGCGGTGAGAATTCTAAAGTTGTATCTAATTACCTAAAAGATAAATATTCAAAAGCCGATGAAGCACACCTAAGAATTCCGGCAACAACTCTACAGGAATTTTTGGATACGTATGCCGATCATCATGGGTTTGTAAAAAAGATAATTCAGAGGGATGCTGATAGTAAAATAGATAGGAAGATTGCAGAATCACTAATGGATACGCGTGCTTGGAGGGAGCGTGTTCAAGATGGTGTTGATAAGCAATTAAATTATATAGAGAAGCTTGATCATTTAACAACTATTATGGAGGCTCGCGCTGAACAATTATTTGATTTGATTCAGAGTGATCCGGAAAATAGTAAAGTTGACTATATTATTACTAAGTACGCAGAAATATTAATGCAGATAATTGAAAAGGCTGACAAAATTCGTAATGATAAACCAGATGTGCGTGTTGAGCATACCTATACTTTACAGATGGTAGAACAGCAATCATTTGCATTTCAGGAAACAATTCGTGAGTTTCTTCCGCGTCTTGGTCCAGATCAGGTTTCTATATTTTTTGATTTGTTAAATGAGAATCTATCCAAGATGAAGCCTAAAGAAATAGGGCCAGCTCCAGTTACAACAAGAGATATTGAAAAAGAAAGACAATCACTGGATAAGTTGGATGCTAATGTTCAGGAATTTGATCAGAAATTTTTAGAAGAATATAAAGATGAAGAGGAGGATGAAGATGAGTCTGAATAAACATTTTCAAAATCAGCTAGATTCTTCTAATTGTGAATTTTTACCAGAGGATATAAAAAATAATGTACTCTCTGATTTTCACACAATGTCACAGCTTGATATAGATAACAATGCTGATCAGAACCAATTCTTTATGGTGAGAAATCATGTGCAAGAGATTGTTAATTTAGTATTCAATAGAAAATTAAATGACAACACATCTAGGGCAATTGCTGCGGAAGTTTTCAGGAATAGGGAAAATGCACCTATTGGAACGCTTTTGGAGTTAATACAAGCCACTGAACTCGCATTAAAGAAGATGATACCTGATTACATTAGACCCAAGATTGCCTATCCTCAACCAATGGCAATTGAGGAGCGTCCTGAATATGATATTGGTCGTTGGGTAATGGCTACACGAGAGATATATAATTTGATGAATAAAGGATATTCTCAAGATCAGGCTGAAAAAAATATAACTGGCAATTGGGAAGTAAGGGAAAAAATGGATTATGAACAATGGTTAAAATTCTATAAGGACAAAACTCCGGAGAAATATCCCAAACTCGCAGCAGAAGATCATGGCGAAAATTTATTCTTGGCCAATCTTCCTCTTGGTGTTGGGGCTTTGCGTGCTCGTACCAATAACAGCGGAAAGTTCCCTAATCCTATCTCAAGCGATCAATATAATTCAAAGGTGTCTCCTGGGTTGACGCAGAATTTACCAGAATCAGATGTAGCTTCTGCTCGTGATAAAATTGAAGGCCAGCGCAAGAAGCTTATTAGTCGTTTGAATTCTGCTGAAAAAATGTTGGCTTCGCTTGATGGTCAATTATTTGCTGGAGATGATCAAGAATTAATGTTGAAACTTCTTCAGGATTTGAAACGAAGAATTCAAATAGCCAATAAACTTACGGCAAAATCATCATTGTTTGAAGATTATATTTATCGTACAGCAAATTTCTTGAAGGTTAAAGGTAAGGATGATGCTGCTAATTTCTTTTATAAGATAGCACAATTTGGTGAAGGGCCTGCTGATGGAGGGCTTGATCTTGGTGAGTCTGAGGTTCCTGGAGAAGAAGCTGCACCACAAGCAGTATCAGACGATGGTAATAAACAAGAGACTTATGAATGTTTGAAGGAGTTTTTCGCCAACTTGAAAGAGGGAATTGATGATGAAAATTCTCCTGAAGAAAAAAAGCCTGAGGAGTTAAAGCCAAATCCAACTGCTTTAAATATTCCACCACCAGCTGTTCCTGCACCTCCTGCCAAAGCCACAGCATCAATTGAAGATAATATCAAGCTTGGTATGGGTTACTGGCACAAGAATGCACAGATGGCTCCAGCAGCACCAGCGCCAAAACAATTACGCACAGCACCACCCAAGCGTCCTAATAATGAACTTGAGGCTGTAGAGGGTGTTGTGCCGGAAGATAATACCGAAGATGTAATTGATGCGGCTCTCAAGAATGTTTCAATTAATGATGTTATTAGCCGATTGGAAATGCTTGTTTCAATTTATAATAAGAGAGAAATTGCTCGTCAGTTAGCCATTCTTGATATTATGATGGATCGCATTGGTTTATCTTCATTCTTCCCAGCTTTAGGTGAGGCAATGAGTAAGGCTCTTGAATCTAATCAGTACATTGGAAGTCGTCTTGAAGGTGTGTTGACTAAGCTAAAAGGATCTCTTGAGGTTGCTGGTGCCTCTGAATGGATGGAAGTAAAGCAACAGAACAATCCAGAGACAGCAAATATTAGGCGCAATCTTCAAGAAAAAGAAGATGAAGAGAAAAGGCGCAAGGAAATGAGGAAGCAACAAGATATAGCAAAGATGGAGGGTGGTGCAGCGGGTCCTGATGTGGGTCCGGCAGCAGTTCCAGTTGGAGAATCGGTTGATTTGCAGAGACCAGCTAAAGTCGAAAGGGCACCAAGAATAGATGTGCGCTAAGAGGATAAAATGGCTGGACTTAGGGATACTCTACTGGAAATAAAACGCCTAGCAAAAGATAATGGTTTGTCTGAGCCATATATCGTAGGCGGTCTTCCACGTGATAAAATCCTTAATCGTTCTCGTAAAATAGAAGATGTAGACTTAACTTCTGGTGATGAGTCTATTCATAAATTGGCAGAAATTACAGCTAATAATTTCAAAGTTGTACCAATGAGATTTCCAGATGGTCATTATCAAGTTTATATTGATGGCGTTAAGTATGATTTCTCTTCAAACTATAACTCACCAGATGCTAAATATTTTTTGGAAAAGGTTGGTATTAAAAACCCTACCAATATGCAATTAGAATTATTTAGTCGTGATTTTACTTGCAATACACTTATTTTATCATTGGCACTAAGAAAGATTATAGATCCAATTGGTTTGGCATTGGATGATATTAGGAAAAAGATTATCAAGACTCCGCTTCCGCCAAGAATAACTTTGAGGGATGATACCAAGCGAGTGATTCGTGCAATTTATTTGGCAGCTAAGCTTGGATTTTCTGTAGAAGAAGATATTATTGTATGGGCTCAGAATCATCATGAGAAAATTAATTCTGAGGTATCTGTGGGATTTGCAAAGAGAAAACTTGCTGATGCTACTCGTGCTGATATAAAAAAGACTACTGAATTACTTAATGCTATGGGTCTTTGGAATGTGGTGGGGATTCCTAGGATATTAATAGAGCAAAGGAGTGTGTTGTGAAATTGCGTCTAAAAATAGCTGAGGTTCGCAAAAATAATGAAGATCCTTGTCCATTTGGGTTGCCGATTCCTTTTGGATGTAAATATGCGGGTAAGAATGTAGAAAATATGGCTCCTTTTAATGTAATGGGTAAAGAAGCAAGCGAAGATGAAAAGGAAATGTTGGCCGCTGCTAATACTAAATTGTTGGCTTGGAATTTGTTGAGAAGTTCTGAGAAGCCTGAGCAGTGTCCTTATGTTGGTCATATATTAGAACACAATGATGCAGTTGAGTGTAATCATGACGATACAGCACCAGGACAGGGACCAGCTCAAGCATTAACGGCCGCTCCTTTTTATTCTAAGATGTTTAATGGAGTAATTACAGGATTGAGTACTTACCCCAGCGGATACCTTGCGGATTACAATGTTAGCAGAAATATGTACTTTGGAAGTTATTCTTTAAGTGGGAATTTTATAGGTTTTTCTTATACTAAACTAGGCAATGTATAGGTTTTACTTTAACATAATCATATCTAATTGATTGATCTGTGTTTGATATTTTATACATTTTACCAGTATGTGAAGTAGGATCTTTGGTAACCTCAGAATGAATTAAGTATCCAAATTTTTCAGCGTATTTGTATGCCGCCTGCAGAGAGTTGATTGCCTTAACATTAAATTCATTATACCACTCTGCTTTTTGTGGGTCAGTGTTTTTTGGATCGAAACTCGAAGATATTGAATACATTTTCATAATTGCTCCTAAAAATAGGTAGTTGTTAAGTTTGTGTTATATAAGTAATATGAAGAATTGTTTTAAGGTAGATTTTTATTCACGCGATATTGATCATGGATGGGATTATCAAATTGAAGGTGAGGATCTGAAAAATATAAATGATTTGCGTTCAGAAATTAAAAACCTTATATCACGTGCTTATTATGATGATATTGAAGAGCGATTATATTATTTACGAATGATTGAGTGGAATATTATAAACATGCATCTTTGGAGTGGTTTTGCTGGAGAATCACAAGCGCCCGAAAGTCCCCTTCTTCTTTTTTGATTTATTGATATTTCTACCAAACATACCATTTTCACTATCAAAGGCTTCTTGAGTTTTTTGTGTTTTCCATTCTGGCGTAGAATCAGCAGAAACTTTAATGTCTTTAGTTAATAGTTCAATAATTTTCTTTAAATTCAGCTGCAAAAACAAACTCTGAGTAGATACAGGAATCTCGGCAAAAAGATCAATTCCGACTTCTTTCATTTCTGCATAAGCTTGTTCGTCTTTTGCTCGTTCATCTGGGGTAAGTTGATCGTCTTCTTTATTAATGGTTTTCTTAATTTTTTCTATAATTTGTTTATTTCTAATCCTTAATTCATCAGAGGTAAGGTTTATTAGTTCTTCCTTTGCGTATGCTGGGTAATATGTATAGTTTTTGCTTAAACGATTTAATTTATCAATAGAAAGATTATTCAAGTCATAATTAATTATACTTTCGGGATCTTTTTTATAATTTCATTTATTTTGTTTTGAGATTGTGCTTTAACATCTTGAATTTCTCTTAGGGCAACACTTACCTTGCTTAGTGTTTTATTATCATCAATAATTGAATATTTTTTATCAGGCAAAACCTCCAAAAGATTATTAAATGCAGTAATTCCAGCACGGTTCCATTTCAAAATATCTTTAATTTGAGAATCAGCCAACGATTTACCAATTATTCCTTTAGCAACCATTATATTTACAAGACCAACAGCCATTTCATAATCACAACCGTATCCATCTAAAATAATACTTTCCATAAATCACCACCTATATCAACCAAGTCAACTAATTTCTTCTGGTAAAAAATAATAAATGACCAAAATGTATAATAAGCAACTGATATATATCCTAGTGTGCCGGCCTCTCAAAACAGCAACCGGTACTAGGAGAAAATATGAAAAATAAAATAGAAACAGTTGATTTTTTAAAAGACATTATTGATTCCGCTAGTAAGCAAGATATTAAAACAATGTATGAGTATTTAAACGATAAATTTGAATCAGTACAAAAATTAAAAATGATTGTTGAATTAAATGATGAAAAAATCAACCTATATAAAGAACAAGAAGCTTTACCTACTACACAGGATATTATTAAGCAATTGATTTGTTGTTTGCAATTTCAAATCAGAGTTCAAGAGTTGTGTTCACTTTACCCTCTAGACTCAACTAATAATAATTATTCTCAGTATGTTTCTAAAGCAAGAGAAACTGCGGGATATATAGGAACAGCAATATCAGCACTTTCTCGTATTAATTTAGATTTAGGGTTCAACGAGGATTCTACACCATTAATTTTCAAACAATAATAAAGCCTCATGAATTATTGTGGGGCTTTTCTATTTAAACCCGTAATAACCCAATATACCAATAATCCAGAATAATACAGAGGTTCTAAAATGGTAGAAAAACGCGCACAACAATTGGGAGAGTTCATTGCTCCATTAATGGGCAGTGGGGATTTTCCGCCTCTTGAAGTTGAAGACACCATAGAGGTTTCAGAAGATCCAGATAAGGATATTTTCTTCATTGATAAGGTTCCTGGTGCTCCCGATGCCCAAGAAATTATGGTCAAGGAAGATGATGGGGATAAGGACATTGAAGTAGAAGCCGATCCACAAGATAACGATCCGTGGCATTGGACCCATTCAACATTTATTCCTTGGGTATCTAAAATGATTGATAACTGTCCAAAGCATTCAGGATATGATGTTTCTGGTCTTGAAAAGTGTATTGGTTATTTTGGAGCCATACTAAGAGAATTTCCAAAAGCATTGCGTACAGACTTTAAGAACGAGATCGATATTGATAAAGCAGAAAAAGCTCGTGAACAAATCATAAAAGCAATAGAACGTTTAGAAGATCGTCTTGAGCGTGTTAGTGCTGATAAATATGGTAAGAAAAAGAAGAGTTGGGCTGTCGAAGCTGGTCTAATCAAGGAAGCTGGAACAACAAATATTACAGGTATTACAATTACTGTTCCATTGTTAATTTCTACAATTGCTCGTGTGTGTATCAATGGTATGGTTTCGGCCGGTCATGATATGGAAGATATGTTTAAGCGTCAGGCAGAGGAATATTCGCTTGATAAAAGAGAACAGGCTGAATTATCGCAATTGCTAAGCGATATGGGTTATAGCATGATTCGTGATCGTGGATATCCTGCTGGCACTTCTGTTAAAACTTGGAAGAATGATAATTTTGATTTCAGTGCACAATATAATGATTAAAGAGATTATATGAGAAACAATCCTGCTTTTTATAGAACTGACGAAATAAGTCGCGAACCAACCAAATGTCCTGATTGGCTAGATCTTCTTGCTACTAAATTTGCTATTGATGAAGAAAGAAAAGGAGAGGTAGCAAAGACAGCCGTTGAAGTTGCTCGTGAACGTCAGCAACACCAGCCATCGATATACGAGATGATGAGCGCAATTGTTAGCAACCAGAAGCCAAAATATAGTTCGGTTGAGGAAGCAGTTAAAGATTATCAGCGTCAGACCGGTTTAGAAGCATATTTAAAGCGTGAGGCTGGCTTTAATCTTGGTGAGCTTGCTAGTCAAATCATTGCTGCTGCTGAATATGAATTGAGTGGTGAAGATGAGTCTGATGCTAGGGGTGTGTGCCATAAGTGTGGTTGTACTCATGCCGAATGCGAATGCGATAAGGATGATGCTGAAGATGGTGGTTTCTTTAGAAGGAATCTTGATTATGGGTGTGCTTCTGACAGCGATGACTCAAGGGATGCTACGGAAGAGGAATTAGAGGCATTTCCTGATAAAAAAAAAACACTGATTGCGCAGGGTGAGAAGCCAGAAATATTGGAAAATAATCCAGCAATTGAGCATTTTATAATTAACATGATCGAAACAAATCATGGTATTCAAATTCCGGCGCTGCTTCATTCTTTGATGGAGACATTCAATCGTGATGGTGTTAATCAGGATATTTTTTCTGATAGATCGTTGCTAGATTGGATTAATAATATTTTGATTGAAAAGGGTGTTAAGGGTGAGTCTACTCCTTCGCATCTTGGACGTGGTGTTGGTACCCATGTCGATTACTCAGGCGAAAAAGATTCTAATAGAGACCCATTTACACTATTAGAACCGGATAAAAGTTCGCTGTAATTAGGAAAGGATGAAAGCTGCAGAGGTAGGTTTTTCGGGTTTATTTAATCAATTTCGTGACAATATACAACGCATTGATCCGGTATATTTTTGTTCAAGATATTTAGCTATAGATGGTAAGCCGTTACAATTAGAGGGAACTGGATATAAACCATTCTCTGATATTTATAGATACATAGCTCTTAAAGCAATTGAGCCAAACGCAAAGCCAATTGTATTAGTAAAAGGACGGCAAGTAGGGGCAACGGTAATGGCTGCTGCTCTTGAATGTTATTTTAGTGCGTGTGGATCTTTTGGTGTAAATGAACGACCACCAGCACGTATGATGCATTTATTTCCTACGTTATCACTAGCTGCAGCATATACAAAAGACAAGCTGGATCCAATGATTAGTAGTGCGTTGCCGGTTCCAGGACTTATGAAGAGTAATGGTCTTTTGAAATCTTATATGGAGGCTAGGTTAGACGCAAGCAGCCCGACTAACAATAACATGCATTTCAAAAAATTCATGTTTGGAAATCAGATTTGGATTGAATCTACTGGTTTAGATGGCGACAGAATTCGTGGTCGTACGTGCGATATTAATTTTTTCGACGAGGTTCAGGATATGTCGGACACTGCAATTGGTGCAGCGACTAAAATCTTAGCACAGTCACGCTATGGAGCACCAGGCGAAGGTGTTCAGGTTTACTACGGAACCCCTAAAACAAAAGGCGGCTCTTACTGGAATATGTGGCAAAACTCATCGCAAAATTACTTTCATTTGCGTTGTGAAAAATGTGGCAAGTATTTTCCATTGTATCATCCCAGCATAAATTGGGAAGAAGTGTGGGTTTATGGTTTAACTGTTAAGTGCACAGAATGCAGTCATGAACAAGATAAACTTGAAGCTCAGGAACGTGGTAAATGGATCCCGCTTAATGAGCCAGATAAATGCGATTTTGTTGGTTATCACATAAATCAATTATACATTCCACATTTCACCAGAGAGACAATAGAAAAAGCCAAGCCGGAACGAAGCCCAATTAATACTGAGCGCGTTTATATGAATGAAGTTCTTGGTGAGTTTTATGATGGAGAAGGTGGAACAATTACCGCTCAAGAGATTCGGGATAAATGTATTGATAAAGGTCGTAAAATGCCCAAGTTTATTTATCCAGAACAGAATAAGAGAGTTTATGCAGGATTCGACTGGGGACAAAGAGGAGCGCTTGAACAAATAGCCGGAAGAGGAAGAAAAGGCTCTTATAGTTGTGCGGTTATACTTACGGTTTCTGATAATTTATTTAATGTGGAATTTGCTACTAGATTACTCAGACCAGATCCAGAAACTAAAATGGGTACTGTTGAGGAGATGTTTAGGCGCTACAATATGGCATTATCTGTTGGTGATATTGGTGATGCTTATGATTTAACTCATAAATTGCAAAGGGTTTATGACGAGAAGTTTTTGGCATCGCGTTCTTCTCATAAAGTTAATGGCCATATAAAATATTCCAATGATGAATGGCCAAAAACAATTGTATTCGAGAAGGATTATTATATTTCAGAGGTATTGGGATTGCTTAAAGAGGGTAGAATTAAATTTCCTGGTGGTAGTTATGACCGTATTGAATGGATGATTGAGCATTGTGCAAGTATGGATATTAAGGTTACCAGGGATAAATCAGGCGAACCATTAAAGAAATATGTAAAAGGATCTGGGGCAAACGACGGGTTAATGGCCTTGTTGAATGCTTATTTGGCCTGGAAATTCGATGTAACTCAAGGTTTTACGATTGCTAATCCACAACACATGAAATATGACTTGGCCACAAAAGGTAGTCAGGTTCAGGCGGTTCTTGGCTTTGTTCCTAGAATGTTTGGAGGCCGCGGATAGCTGATATATAAACAAATAGATTCTCTGGTAAAAATAATAAAAACCAAAGAGTGTATAATATTCTGCAATATAAATGTAGGTTTTAATGATCGATATTAATAATGAAAGAACCAGGGCACAGGAACTAATTGAAAAAAACCGTAAATTAGTATCTAGAGCGGCAACCATAATGTCAAATAATATGGCATTGTCTGGTATTCCTGAAATTTCTAATCGAATGGCGCGTGGGGTTAGTGAGGAGCGCCGAGAATTGATGGAAATGCAACTTGAGGCTGGTGAATTCAGGGAGCAAGGATCTGGTTTTTCAGGAGCATCTAGAGACCGTTCAGTTAAGAAATCACAAACAGAATTAGGCCTTGTAGCTCATAATGGAAAAAACCTATACAAGATGGCAGCTGATGGAGGTGTTATCTCTGGTAGCGGTGGCGGATGGCGAGGTAGTAATGATTCAGTTAGACAGGTTCCGGAAGTTTATTCTCCTTTATGGCTTAATTCAAATTTAAACTTACCAAGAGATCGTCCAACAATTAATGCTTGGAGTCGTAGTTTTTTTGCATTAAATCCCATTGTTCATAATGCAATAACACTACATTCAACATATCCAATTGCAAAACTAAATATCAAATCAAAGAATCCTAAGGTTGAGAAGTTTTTTTCTCAGATGTCAGAAGAAATAGATTTGATGAATATTGCCGTACTAGCCGCTCAGGAATATTGGATTCTTGGAGAGGCTTTTATTTATGGCGAATTAGATGAGAGCAAGGGTAGTTGGAGTCGGTTGATGATTCTAAACCCTGATTATGTTAATGTTCAGAGAAGTGTAATTGCAGCAGAACCAATTATTAGTTTGCGCCCTGATGAAAACCTTAGACGTGTAGTAATGGGTAATCAACCATCGGATCTGCAACAACGCAAACAACTTGATCCGTCTATTATTGAGCATGTTCGTCGTAATGAGAATATTCCACTAAATAACTTCTATGTTCATCATATGGCTCGTAGAATTTCGCCTTATGAGATTCGTGGAACGGGCTTGATTGTAAGTTGTTTTAGAGCCTTGATGTTATGGGACAAAATTCGCGAATCAAAGTTTGCACAAGCCGACAACATGGTTAATCCGCTGACACTTGTAAAGATTGGTGATGCAGATTTTCGCCCAGGCCCACAAGATCTTGAAAATTGGCGACATGTGTTCGAGGCGGGACAGTATGATCGCGATTTCAAAATTTTTACACATAATGCTGTAACGGTTGAGCGTGTTGGTTATGGCCAAGGTATTTATGATACTTCAGCTGACATAACACAATTAATTAAAGAAATTTATATTGGTTTGATGGTGCCGTCTGTAATTATGGATGGCAGTGATACGACTTATGCGACTGGTTCTGTGGCATTGGATGTTTTGCGTCAGAGATATATGCAATTCCGCCAGATGATGACTACTTGGTTGAAGAGAAAGATTTTTGCTCCAATTGCTCAGATTCAAGATTTTTATGAATATGTAGATGGTGAAAAAACTTTGATTGTTCCTGAAATTGACTGGAACCATATGTCTTTGTTTGATATGGATAGTTACATTCAAAACATGGTTAATCTTTCTCAGGGTCAAGGTGAAACTCCAAAGCGCGTTTCATTGCAGACTTTATATAGAAGCTTGGGTCTTGAATATGAGGAAGAGCAGAGAAAGATTCGTTATGAAGATATTCAAGATGCAATTAGGACCAGAGAGCTTGCTGCTATGGCTAAGTATGATCTTCATGAATTGAAATCTCTTAATCCGGGTGATGAAATTGAGGAGCCTTCTGATACACCGGTTCCAGGAGAAAGCCCGTATATAACCCCACAAGGTGATGAGTCAGAAGGTGGAATGGGTGGTGGAATAGGACCAGGAGCACCAAGCGGACCATCAATGCCAGGATCACCACCTCCATCTCCAATTGGCGGAGGCGGACCAAAACCGGCAGCTCCAAAGCCAGCAAGCCCACCTTCACCATAATTAAGCCCAGCGCATATTCTGGCTTTTAACTGGAGTGGTTTATGGAAAAGGAAGCGCAAAGAAGATCTGTTACTAAATCTATTGGAAGGGCCATAAATCCAGCAGAATGGTTCAGAAATATGTCTGGCGAATACAGGGAAGTATCTCAGTTAATTGATGAGATTGATAAAGATATGCGCGATAAGGCTTTGCAAAATGATCCTGGTATGCGTGAAGCTATACATGAAGCTCGTATGGCTATGAAGAATCGCGAGTTTCCTAAGACTTTTTATTATGCTTGGCAATTAATAAAAGCAGTTGAAGGGATTTTTACTAAAGATATTCATAAGTTAGAAAGATTAAGTAAAAGAATTATTAATGAATTTTATGCAGAATCTTTAACGCCAAGCCAATTAAGAGAACTTCATAGAAATTTTGGTCAGGGTAGTAAAGAAATTAAAGTTCCAAAAAATTCTAATCTTGAAGTTTTATTATATGCAGCAGCGGCACCTGAATTGATTAGTGAGGGTGCTAATCCGGTTCAATGGTTGCAGGAAAACATACCATCATACAGACAATTAAAGGGCGATTTACTTGATAGAATTTTTCGCAATAGAATGGGTAAACAAAAAGAAGCTGCTCGTTTAGCTTTATCGGTTGCAGAGAAAGCATATAAATCAATAAAAGAAGTATTTTCAAAGCTTGATTCTGCGCGTAGAGATTTTTCAACTTATATTAGTATTGCTCAAAAATATCAAGAAAGATTTGAAGCACTAAAAGAAGAGCTTTCGGTTATTTATCAAGAACATTTTTCAGACTTGGTTCCTTCTAATAAACCTGAAAAGAAAGAACAAAAAACTGAGCAATCCAGAAAATGTTGGAATTGTGGAGCTAATGCTGTTGCTGGTGCTCCTTGTTCTGAATGTGGCGCTGAAGAAATGAGATCTGCAGAAGCGCCACCAGCGGTACCAGTTGTTGAAAGTCCACAGCCAGCCGGTACTAAAAATCCAAATCCTGGTCCATTGGTTGATAATGTTACAGTTCCAAATATTACAAACAAAGAAGAGGAAGAAAAAACAAAGGCAGCTGAACTTATTGTTGAGTTGGTAAGTAAGGCTAGAAATGCGTTAGAGCAGAGCGACAGGGGTTTAGCAGCGGCACTTTTGGCTAAGGCTTCGGAAATTTGTGATGATTATGGGAACGAGGAAGAGAGTATTGTTTTATTGAAGGCGGCCTCTGATTTAATGCCAATTGGAGAATAATGAACAGAGAGGATCTTCAACTATTGCGATATGCAGCTTTAGAGCTTCAGGCTGATAGTACAGATCTGGTTAAAGTAGCCGGTATAATTCAGCGTATTAAGAATTGGTGGAAGGCTAAATTTAATCCTGACTTTGCCCAACAACAAGAACAGGTTGAGCAGGCTTATGATGAAATGAAAGGGCCACTTGGAGAGTTAATTGGTCAGTTAAAACAATTGGATAAATCATTTCAAGGCCAAGATGTTGATTCTATTGCTAGGCTTGTTGGTGAAGTTCCGGCAATAATTTCTAAGGTTACAAAAGATATGGGTAATCTAAAGCAAAAGATGTTAGATGCCAATAAAGCTGTTCCTGAAAGTTATGTAAATGAAAAAGGCGAAGAGATTGCGTCTGGAGATTTAAGTAGAGTAATGAAGGGGTTTCATAAAGATCCTAGGGTGCTTGGTGGTTCTTGGGATTTGTTACCAGAAGAATTTAGAAATGAGATACCGATTGCGCAAGTTATTGATAAGCCGTTGTCAAATTTTTCTTGGTACAAACAATATAGTCCAGAGATTAGAATAAATACCAATGTATATAATAAAACCAAAGATGCCTTAATTAATAATTTATCAAGATTATTCGATAAGACTGGAAGGTTTAGTGGTCAAGAATTAATTAGTAAGATTGATTCTGGTTTTGATAAATTTATGGACAATTTGCAAGACGCTATTTTTAATAAAGGAATTATTCATAAAGTTAATTTTTCAAGACCATCTGAATCTGTCAAGAATAGAATAAATAATCAAATGAAGTTAGAAGTTATTATTCCTGATATACCATTTCCTTTTGGTGATTCAGAAATATTAATTCATACCAATATTGTTGCGCTTACTGATTTGGGTACTGGAACTGTTGCTAATCCAAGAAAAGTATTATCATTATATTTTGTAGAAAATCCGACATTATCTCTTTCTAGAAGGGAAATATTAAATGATCAAGAAATACATAATGCTGGAATAATTACAAATATAATTAAACGAGCCATACTTAAAAAATCATTACCAACAACGCATGCAATTGTAAAAGTAAATGGGCAAACATTCCATCATAAAACACAATTTTCCAGGATTTTATCAAGTGCATTAAGGCAGGAAATTGATGCGGATTGTTCGGTAAGAAATGATGGTGATGATATAGAGGTTCAGGTGGCTGTGTGTGGAAGTAAGACAGCTTCATTAATGGCTATTTATGGCATATCTACGTATTTAGCTGATGAGTTCTTAAATACCACAAAGATAGGTGTGGGTGTAGATGTTGTGCCTGGGATATCTAATCTTGATGTAATTGAATCTGGAGTGTTTGATCAGAGTTTTAGGAAGGTTGCTTTTGATTGCTGGAGAAACAATGAGTAATGTTGAAATTGATGTTATTAATAATGAAGTTATCAACGCTGATTCTGATGATTTTGAGCATATAGATTCTCTTGCCGAAGCAATTGGTCATTTTTATAAAGGAAAAATGATTCAGGTATATTGGTCTGATAATGGTGGGTCTACACATTATTCTGATTATGATGTTTCTAATAATGTGTATATTGAGGGTAAGGTTCTTTGGGGAAGGGGTGAGGTATTTGCTTTAGAGTGTGAAGTGGATACGCCAGCAAAAAAGTTTAAGACGGTTGTTATATTTAATTCATATAATGTTTATTTTGTAACTCCTCTTGATGGTGTTGATGTTATGACACTATTCAAAGGAAGAATGAAGCATATAAAAAGCAAAGGTTTACCGTGAGCATAGAAAGTGAATTAGCATCTATTTGTAAAGATATTAGGTTACTTGGTGATAATAAGTTAACCAATGATGCTATTTGTGCTTACGCTGCCCTAACTGATACTGAAAATCCACGACCAGACCTATCATATTCGTATATTATTAGGAAGTTGCGTAAAGGTGATGATGATAGACGTTTGAAATTCCAAAAAGCTTTTAAGAAGGCGTTTGATAGTGCTTTATATGAAGATGTTGAAGATCCAGACGCTGTTGCTTTGATGGTTGCAATGAAGGCTATTGATTTCAAGGATGAGAATGCCAGCTAGATTTGCCAAAGTAACCAAAGATTTATTTAGGGGTGGTTGTCCATCGCTTAAAGATAATGATATTGAATCTTTAAAGCGTATGGGAATAAATAAAATTGTAAGTCTTGATGAAGAGTGTGGTGAGCGTATAAAAGAAAAGTGTAATGAGCTGGGTATTCATCAAATTATATGGGGATTGGGTGCAGGCAATGATCCTAAAGTTGCTGCATTAAAAAAGAGAATTGTTCCAACGCTTACTCATGGTGGCCCAACGTATGTTCATTGCTTACATGGAAAAGATCGTACAGGAATGACAGTGGCTATGTATCGTGTTTATTCTGGATGGTCTGTTGATAAAGCATTAAAAGAAGCAGCACAATTCGGAATGGGAACTCACCTACCACCAGATGTTGCTAAAACTTATTATGATGCTGTAAAAGAATTCGCAAAAGATCTGGAGGAAGATAAAAGTAATGCGTTAGATGCTGTTTCTTTAACTAGGATGACTAATTCATTTGGCCCAGAAAACCCCGCTGTTGATGATATGACAATTTCCAGACCGGTTAATTTTAATCTTCCACCAGGCACAGATATTGAATTTAGTCAGCTTAGTAGAATTGCTTCAGCTAAAATTTATATTAAGTGCAATTCAGGAGATTTATTAAAACCAGGATCTTTTTGGTGGGGCTCAAAAGAATTGGCAAACAAAAATCCTATAAATTCTTCTGGTAAATTATTTTCGGCCAATTTAAAATCATCATCTAAATTTGAAAAGTTCGACGGGAAGGTAAATAAAAATCTAATAAACAATGTATTAACAAGAGATATTGATGTAGCTATTCTTCGTGATAATCAATATTTAATTATATGCCCAAGCTCTTTAATAGATATTCAAGAAGAAAATGATGATATAAATGATTTGGTAGAAGTAGGAATGAGAGATAATTCTACCGATTATACGTATGCTTATCCTGGAAGTGGAAGTGGTTTAGGTGGAATGCCAGATGGAGCAGCAGGTTTTGTACAATTACCGTTTTCAGGAATAGGTCAGGTTTAGCTAATAATTCGATATAATATATAACAACAATGGAAAAAAAAGCATATTCTATCCAAATGCATTTTAATGTTCCTGATTCTGAAAAAAGAATTGCGGAAAAGGCTGAGGAATATTTTCAACAGTTAGTTGCACATTTAGATGATATAAAAGGTTATTTAGATTTAATATATACTCCATTTCAAAAGCACCAGAATATTGATATGGATATGATTGTAGAATATAGAAAAACTTTCCGTGAATATCGTGATCAGGTCAAGGCAAAATCAGATAAGGTAACAAAAAGAGCATATCAGTGTGTTGCCTTAATGAATGAATTTAGCACAGATACGGCCACAGAAGAGATTATGAACTCTTTTATTGGGTCGGTTAGGGAATTAGAGAAATATACCGATACATTTATGTCAATATTCTCGAATCTTAATAGTCCAGAGTTTAGGGACCATTTGATTTTAACAATTGATTCGATGAAGAAACAAATGAACCAAATCGAGCAATTAATAAAAGATCGAATTTTAGAACATATAGATAGTAATATTTTGGCAAAGAATTGGGCGAAGGATCATTGTGATGACGGTAAGCCCATAGAAGAAAGAGTACCGCTAGTAATGCAGCTCTTCAAAGAAAGACAAGAAGCATTGCAAGGTACAAAGAGTTAAGGGTTATATGTTAATCAAAACTGGTGATGCAGAAATTATTGGTGTCATTGATTCGAAGTCGGAAGATATCGAAAGCAAGAATAGCGAAGTTGTAGCGTCAACACTCTTAGATATGGCCAAGAAACGTATTTCTGAATCGGATCAAGATAAAGGCTTGGAGAACTAATGTTGATAAAACTCGGCGAGTCTGTTTGTATTAGACCTGAAGATATACGACCAGTTGAAAAATTGGTTAGTGATTCTGATTTAGATATTGAAAACAGAATGTATAGATTTGCTCAGGAACTTAAAGTTATTGCTCCTAAAGCAAAAGACTTTCTATATTTTACTGCCGTTATGATGCATGCTGCTGAGGCTGCCTGTGTTAATGATGATGGATCTCCAAAGAAAACAGCATCGGGTGAGGTTGTTTCTGCTACATGGGAAAAGGTTGGAGAGGGCGTCAAGTGGGTTTGTAATGATCCAAATATCAAATGTTACCGTAACAATAATAGAGATATTTTTCCAGAATATGAATTAAAGTTAGCGTATAAGAAGTGGATAGGTCGTCCGTTATGCCTCGATCATCAATCACAGTCGGTTGATAAGATTCGAGGCGTTATTGTTGATACTGTATATGATGATCGTAGAAAGAGGGTAATTGCTCTCTGTGCCCTTGATTCAAAAAATTATAGTGATTTAGCCGATAAGGTTACTAGTGGTGTTGCTAATAACGTATCGATGGGAACCGGGGTTGGCAGGGCTGTGTGTTCAGAATGCCAACGAGCCGCTAGAACCGAAAAAGACTTTTGCCAGCACATGAAGAATAAGAGTTGTTATGGCGAAATTAACTTGGAACTGTCTCCGTTAGAACTTTCTTTAGTAGTTGCCGGAGCCGATCCAAAAGCCAAAGTTAAGCATATTATTGCCAGTGATATTGCTAAAGCTGCGGAATTACTTTCTGATTATTTGCATGTTAAAGAAGCGGTATCTAGGCAAGATCTAACATCTATACAGGAAGACCTAAAGAGCCTAATGGGTAAGATTGAAGCTATGGCTCATGATAGCGATAAGAAAGACGAGAGTGATGCGGTTGGTCCGACTCGCTCTAGATGGTCGATGGATGAAGTCAGTAATGAACCATCGACTCAGTTTAATGTTCCTGAGGCATTCCCAACTTACGCCTCAGAGCTACAAATGGCAATTTTGGGAGCTCAAACAAAACTGGCAAGCTTGCAGGACAATATACTTAGACTATCTAATAATAGTAACGAGGAATCAATCATGACTACAAAAGAAGCATATTTTCAAGGTACAGAGGAACCAAAACCAGGACAGAAGCAATACGCTGTGGATCCGTTGAATGAGAAAGCCAGACTATTGGACAAGAATCTACATGGCCCAGCTCCATTTCCAAACACTGGATCTGTAGATGGTATGTATCCTGGTGATGATAAAACCAAGAAAGATTTGCAGCGCCTAGCGGATGAGCATGAGCGTGCAATGTTCCGTGAAGCTGCTTTGAAGAAGGCCAAGGAACAATTGAAGCAAGGATATTTCCAGGGAACGGAAGAGCCAACTCCTGGTAAGCCACAATATACAAAAGATCCGCTTAATGAGAAGGATCGTTTATTGGATAAGACCATGGTTGGCGAAAAACCGTTCCCAGGAGTAGGCAAGGTTGATGGTCTTTATGGTGACGATCTTGCTGAAAAAGAAAAGCTTTCACGAGCATCTTTGAAGGCTAGATTTGAGAAGGTTGCTCTTCCAGATGGTCGTATTAATAAAGGCGCTTCTAATTGGGTTGTTCTAGCTAATGGAAAACCAATTCTTCAAGCTTCTGTTGCTCAGATCACTCGTGGTAATGAAGAGCATTTGTATGATGCGATTGCTACCGAGCGTTTTGGTAGGTCACTATTAAATCGTATTCAGACTGAAGGTTTTGAAGCTACTGCTAATGATTTACTCAAGACTGCACAAGCTCCAGCCGCTCCTCCTCCAGCCCCAGAAGCTGCGCCAGCCGGTGATATGCCCCCACTTGAGCCACCAAAGGATGTTGCTAGTGAGGGTGGAGAACCAGGTGAAATTGTAGATGATATTCAGTCGCTTGTTGATGAAATGGAAGGCAAGATTAGTGATCTTAAGGATAAGGTTAGCGGACCTGTTTCTGAGGACGCTGAAGGTCTTGGTGATGTTCCTCCGGCAGGTGATGAGGAATTCGCGGTTCCAGCTGGTGGTGCTCCTGCTCCTAAGAGCGCATCACAGCTTCAATCAATGCGTAAACGTGTAAATGTGATGTTGCAGGATGGTATTGATGAGACAATTACTTCTTTATCTAAGCATGTAAATGAACTAAAGACTGCGCAAAAAGTTTATAAAGAATCATATGCATCAATGACTGAAGAGCAACGTGATTATATTAACGATCTAACAATTTCGGCCGTGAAAGATGCTAAGGCTCAACTTAATGATACCAATAGGTTGATGGAAGCTGTTGTTAAGTATGCTACAGGAACAGCTGGTGTTGAAAAGCGCGCACATGAAGAGGGTCTCAATACCGATGAACTTCTTGATGAAATTGAAGGTGGAAAGGGTGGTGATGACACTTATCTAGACAATGCTGCATTTGAAGATGAGTCACCAGAAGCCACACCAGAAACCGGAAAAATGAAAGATTTTTTGTCTGAACTTGGAATTGATTCTGAGAAGGATAATGATGCTGATATGGATGGAACATTAGCTAATGGTACCCCTATTAGTATTAACGATAAGGGAGAGGCATTACTTGGAAAGAGTACAGGAGGAGCAAAATTGGAATTATCAACTAAACAAGCGCGTGCTGAGGCACGTGTGAAGCTTGCCGAAAAGGGCTTGCTTGGGTTCAACGAATTGTCTAATGATGCTCATCCAGGTGGCAGTGTAGATGCTGTTTCTGCCGGTAATTTGGATGTAAAACCAAGTGTTCCGGGGTCTGCATTCCATGTGGCCAAGGATATTAAAGACGCAATGACCGAATTGGCAAATATGCCTCCTCGTGTTCGTAAGCAGGCTGAGGTTATTAATGAGCTTGTTTCTTCGGGTAAGATGAGTGCTGAGTCTGTTGATGGTCTTGTGGCTCATGGTATTGATCCTGATGCAGTCAAGTATTGGAAGGAATTGTATGGTCAGGGTGATTCGCAGTCGAAGGAATTCGCAACAGAATTAACCAAGGAACATGCCAACGCCAAGAAAGCTGAGGAAATGGAACAATACAAGGGTAAGCTAAAGAGAGCTTATCAGGTTGCACAGCAAATGATTGTTAAGGGAATGATTAGTGAAAACCAATTAGATTCCCAGGTTGAAGATATTATGAATTGGAATGATGCTGGTTTTGAAAGCATCAAGAATATTCTATCAAGACAAGCTTCAATCAGTAAGCAAGCATCCTTACCGGTTGTTGGTCTTTTGGACTCAGGCTCGGTAATTCTTCCAGCGGCACAAAGCGCAACACAAGAAAGTATAGATATCAAAGGTTTGTTTGATAATCACTTTGCGTCGAGGAAATTCTAATATTCTGGGCCGGGCGGGGTTATAAATGCTCCGCCCATCCATAAGAGGTAAAATATGTCTACTAATAAATATGATATTGCTTCAGCTATGAATGGGATAATAAGCGACCCAGTTAATCAATCAATTTTCTCAAGGCCACAACCCCTTACCAAGACAGCTGCAAAGAAAGATGATACCGCTGATAAGGCTAAGGCTGAAAAAGAAAAAGCTAAGGAAAAGGCCGAAAAAGAAAAGGAAAAAGAGAAAGAGAAGGCTGCTAAAGAGAAGGAAAAGGAAAGGGCTGCTAAGGAAAAAGCCAAAGAACAGGCTGCTAAAGCTAAGGCCAAGAAAAAGGCTTCAACTAAATATGAAGCTTGCGTTATTGGTTTGTGCAAAATTTCTGAAATGCTAGATGAGGCTGGTTTGTCAAAGTCGTCTTCATATGCATTGCTAGCACTTAACGATTTGATTAGTACTGCCGCAAAGAAGAAGGAAGAAAAAGAGGAAAAGGCTAAGGGAAAGAAAGATGAAAAGGGCAAGGGCAAGAAAGAAGAGCCCAAGGACGAAAAAGCTAAGGGCAAGAAAGCACCTCCGTTTATGAAGAAGGATGAAAAAGGCGACAAGGATAAGAAGGTAAAGAAGGCAGATTATGGTGTTAAGCATGAGCTAACTCCAGGTTATGTAAATCCTTGGAATGACAAATCAACCAAGTCTTTTCCTGGCGATCCTATGAATTTTTCGCTTGCTCCTGAAAAACCAGCTGCGGCTCTAAAATCAATTACACACACTGATTCTGCATTTCGTCCAGGTGACCCGCTAAATCAAAATGGTGATTATGTTGCTAGCGCAGATGATTGTGAATACGCTGACGATGAAGAAGTAAGTAATTGTGATGATTTTGATACTTTGTCAAATCAGATCGATCCTGATTCTTTGTGGGAAACCGAAGTTACAGCTGATGAAGAGAAGACTTCTTTGCAGAAACTTGCTGAGGAATTGGAGGCAACCAAGAGTTTTTTAGCCGCAAAGTAATAGCCGGTAAAAAAGATCCTAAGGCCAAAGTTAGGAATAGACCGGATCCAATTTTCAGTAGTAAACATTCTAAAGTAAAAGATGATAAAGATCACTTTCCGATTGATACTATTGAATGCGGCAGAAACGCTCTTGCTCAATTTGAAAAATATGACTCG